ATCAATTACAGGAAATCAAGTTGTAACCGTAACCGCTAAAGAAAAAATGTGGATTGTAGATAACCAAACTTCTGGTGCTTTCACAGTTCAATTTATGGTATCAGGTCAAACAGGTGTAACCTGGGCTTCAACTGATAAAGGAACAAAAATATTATATTGTAATGGTACCGATGTTATCGATACAGGAATTTCATCTACAGGAGCATTTGATTTAGATGGTAATGAATTTATTTTAGATGCTGATGCAGACACAAGTATTACCGCTGATACTGATGATCAAATAGATATTAGAATAGCTGGAGCAGATGATTTTCAATTTACAGCAAATACTTTTACAGCACAAGCTGGTAGTACAATTGCGGCACAAGCCTTAACAGCTACTACAGTAACAGCCAGTGGTATTGTAAAAACAGATGACACGACTGAAGCAACTTCAACAACTGATGGATCCTTACAAACCGATGGTGGATTATCTGTAGCAAAAGATACTGTGCTTGGTGATGACCTTAAATTATTAAGTGATTCTGCTGTATTAAGTTTTGGTGCAGATTCAGATACAACTTTAACACATACAGATGGTACAGGGTTAACTTTAAATAGTACTAACAAACTTCTTTTTAGAGATACTGGTTTATATATTAATTCATCTACAGATGGTCAATTAGACATTGTTGCAGATACAGAAGTACAAATAGCAGCCACAACAATAGATCTAAATGGCGCCATTGCAATGGATGGTGCGATTACTGGTGCTACTAATATTACTTTATCTGGTGAATTAGATGCAGCAACTTTAGATATATCAGGTAACGCAGACATTGATGGAACAACAAATTTAGACGCTGTTGATATTGATGGTGCAGTTCAATTAGATGCAACTTTAACTATTGGTGCTAATGATCAAGGTTATGATGTTATACTTTATGGAGATACAGCATCAGCAAATTTAACTTGGGATACATCAGTAGACGATTTAATTCTTAATGGCGCTGCTAGAATAGTTGTACCAGATGGACAACTTGTTTTAGGAAGTACAGCAGTAACTTCAACAGCAGCAGAAATAAATTTAATAGACGGTGGCGCTTCAACAGGAACAACTGCTGTCGCAGACGCTGACGGAATTCTTACAAATGATGGTGGCACAATGAGATTGACAACTGCCGCTACATTTAAAACATATTTTCAAGAGGGAGTTACTATTTCAGATCTTGCAGCTGATGATATTTCAGCTGGTGATGCAGCGGTTACGATTGGAAACGGAAGTACATCAGCCGATGTAACAATTGATTCAGGAGACGATGTTGTTATTGATGCAGCTGGTGGAAATGTAGAATTTAAAGACGCTGGTACTTTACAATTAGCTTTAGACATGGATGGCACTGCAGGTGTGCAAATTATTAAACTTGGTGTTGATTCAGATGACTTAGTATTCCAACAATACGATGGTAATGAAGTCATGAGAATTAATGATGATAGAAAATTATATTTCTTTGATGATGGTGGAGAAAGTATTGCTTCTGATGGTACAGATTTTACTTTTACATCTGGTGCTAAGATTAATTTAACAGCAACATCAGATGTGCATATTCCAGCAGATGTAGGAATTGTATTTGGTACTGGTGAAAAAATTGAAGGAGATAGTACAGATTTAACGATTACGTCTGGTGCTAAAATTAATTTAACTGCTACTTCCGATGTAATAATTCCAAATGATGTTGGAATTCAATTTGGGGGTGCAAGTGAAAAAATTGAAGGTGATGGTACAGATTTAGTTATATCCGCAAATAACCTAACAGTTGATGCAGCGGCAGATATTATACTAGATGCTGCAGGAAATGATATTCTTTTCAAATCGGGCGGTACTCATGTTTTATCAATTACTAATTCATCAAGTGATGTAATTATTAAACCAATTGTTGATGCTAAAGATTTAATCTTTCAACAAAGAGATGGAACTGAAGTTGCAAGAATTGAAGACAATGCTACATTTAATGTTTCATCAGCTGGTAAATTTGCATACGCAGGTACAGCTGTTACAGCTACAGCAGCAGAATTAAATTACAGTGACCTTGCAACATTAGGTACAAGTGCAGCTTCAAAAGTATTATCAGCAGATTCAAATAATTTATCAAAAATAACTGGAGCTATTTATATTGAAGAAGCTACATTATCTTTTGATGCGACTCAAGATTGGGATGTAAGAGCATCTCCAGTTGCACAAGTGACATTAACAGCTAATGTAACTTTTGATGCACCATCAAATCCAACAACAGGACAATATATTTCTGTTGTTTGTATTCAAGATGGAACAGGTAGCAGGACTATTGCCTGGAACGCCGTTTTCGAATTTACGGGTGGCACAGCTCCTACGGCGACAACAACGGCAGGTAAGGCTGATTTATTTACCTTTAGATATCATAATTCACATTGGATAGAAGTTGGAAGGAACCTTAACTTAACGAGAGCTTAATATTATGTATGCACTAATAACAGACGGATCAATAGCAAAACATCTAAGTGGTAATAGAGGTATTACCATTGGAAATATTCAATATCCAAGAGATATATTCTCTAAATGGACTGAAGCTGAAAGAAATGCTATAGGTATTTTTGAAATTACTTTCAACGACACCAAGAAAAAAGATGAAGAATATTATGATAATACCAATCAAACTTATACTTATGACGCAGATGCAGGAACAGTAACCGCTACGTATGGAGATGCAACAGCGAAAGCTCATGCTGATGCAAATGCAACAGATAGAGATGGAGTAGAACTTGATCCAGTTGTTGTTATTGAAGGATTAAAAACAAAAAAAATTAAAATTATTAAAGCCCAAGCTGCTGGAATTTTAGAAAAAACAGACTGGTACATTTTAAGAAAGGCCGACGCTGATACTGATGTGCCTTCTGCTATTACTACATTTAGAGCCGCAGTAAGAACAAAAGCTGCAGCAATGGAAACATTAGTTACCAATGCTTCAAACACCGCAGCAATACAAACTTTATATACATACGTAAACACAGCAGATGAAGGAGATCCAGTGGTAATGGAAAGACCATTAGGAGAGTTCCCAGTATTAGGATCTTAATATGGCTTTTCTTATAGGCGGAGCAAATTCAGCAGCAGCAACAGGTGGATTTGAAGTTGCTAATTCCTGTCGGTTTGATCGTGGAAGTAATCCACATATGACTAAAACTCAAAGTGATGGAGATAGAGATAAATGGACTTTTTCTTGTTGGTTTAAGTTAGGAAGCACTTTCGGTGCAATAAGATATATACTGACTTCTAAAATAGATGGTAGTAATTATGTTACGATAGAAATGGATTCAGCTGATAAACTTAGATTTGGAATTTTACTAGCTGGTAGTTATAATTCTTTTAAAAAAAGTAATAGAGTGTTTCGGGACACATCGGCTTGGTATCATTTGGTTTGTGTGTATGATTCTGAAAATGGAACAGCAGCACATAGACAAAGAGTTTATATTAATGGAGTTGAAGAAACTTCTTGGGCAACTGATACTACAACAACACAAGATCAAGATAGTGCTATGAATTATAGTAGTGCAGATGTTCGTGTTGGAAATTTAGATGGTGAATCGTCTTGGTGGGATGGTTATCTTGCAGAAGTTTGTTTAGTAGATGGTTCAGCATTAGCACCCACTTCATTTGGTGAATTTGATGAAGATTCTCCAACAATATGGAAACCGATAGATGTTTCAGGATTAACTTTTGGTAACAATGGATTTTATTTAGACTTTGAAGCCAGCGATAACCTAGGAAACGACGCAAACGGCGGCACGGATCTCACAGAAGCTAATATAGCCGCAGCAGATCAAGCAACCGATACACCAACGAATAATTTTTGTACTTGGAATCCTTTAGATAATTTTTATAAAGGTGCAGTATTTAGTGAAGGTAATTGTATGACAGTACAAGGTGCTACTGGTAAAAATGGTTGGATAACAAGCACTATGGCTCTGACTAAAGGAAAGTGGTATGTAGAAATGGTTGTGCCTGATGTTAGTGTAGATCACACAAATGTTTCATTTGGTATATCAGATATAGTTTCATATGATGCTCCTTCAGCTTTAGGAGATGATTCAGCTGATGCTCAATGTGGTTTACGTATGCACAATGGAGATAAAAGACTTAATGGTACAAGTTCTTCTTATGGAAATGCTTACACTTTAGGACAAGTAGTAGGTATGGCTTTAAACCTTGATGACAGCGAAATACACTATTATATTAATAATGCTGTTCAAAATAGTGGAACAGCAATATCAATTACTGCTGTATCCGGTACACGAAATGGTTATTACTTGATAGCTTTAGGAGATGAATCAGAAGTAGCTGGAACACTACAAATAAATTTTGGTGGCTGTTCAGGATTTGCACTTTCATCAGCAGAAAGCGATGCTGATGGTTATGGCAATTTTGAATATGCACCACCGAGTGGATTTTTTGCAATCTGCACAAAAAACTTAGCGGAGTATGGATAATGGCTTATACAACAATAGACGATCCTGAATTATATTTTCAAGTTAAACTCTATGCTGGAAATGCTGGTGCAGGAACTTCAAATACACAAGCCATTACTTTAGATGGTTCTGAAGATATGTCTCCAGATATGGTTTATATAAAAGCAAGAGATGGAGTTAATAACGGAGAAATTTTTGACACAGTTAGAGGTGTTTATAAATATATATCTACTAATTCTGCTGGACAAGAAAATACCGCTTTTACTGATAACTTAACTGCTTTTAATTCTGATGGATTTACATTAGGAGTTAATACAGGAGATGACATTAATGATACTGGTAAAAATTATGTCGCTTGGTGTTGGGTAAAATCTGCTACTGTTGGATTGGATATAGTTACCTATACAGGAAATGCTACTGCCAGAACAATATCACACTCACTTTCAGCAGTTCCTTCTGTAATGTGGGTTAAAAATTTATCTCCAGGCGATGTTGATTGGAGAGTTTATCATCATAAAAATACAGCAGCACCAGAAACAGATTATTTAATTCTAAATACTACTGCCGCTACTGCTGATGATGCTACTGCTTTCAATGATGTAGCACCTACTTCATCAGTTTTTTCAGTTGGAACATCAGATCAATCAAACGGAAATACTGATTCTATGATGGCTTTCCTTTTTGCAGAAAAACAAGGATTCAGCAAGTTTGGATCATTTATAGGAAATGGAAATGCTGATGGTCCAATGGTTTACACAGGATTTTCTCCAGCTTATGTGGTGGTAAAAAACGCTGGGGGTGATGAAGCATGGAATGTTTGGAATAATAAAACACCTGGATATAATGTTGCGAATAAAAATCTTCAACCTAATTCTAATGTCGTAGAACAAACTTCTTCTGCTGGAGTCAAAGAAATAGATTTTCTTTCCAATGGTTTTAAAATTCGAGGAAGTAATACAGAACTAAATCAAAGTGGTAATACTCATATCTATATGGCTTTCGCAGAAGCACCACTTGTCAATTCAAATGGAGTACCTTGTACTGCTAGATAATTATGCTACAAAAAGTAAAATTTGCACCAGGATTTAATAAACAAGTAACCGCAACCGGTGGTGAAAACCAATGGGTAAGTGGTGACTTTGTTCGTTTTAGATATGGCACACCAGAAAAAGTAGGAGGTTGGGCTCAACTTGGAGACAATACACTCACAGGAAGAAACACAGCATTACACCACTTTGTTAGTTCAGCAGGTATTAAGTATGCTGCTATAGGAACAAACCGAATTTTATACCTCTACTCAGGAGGAGCGTTTTATGATATAACTCCTCTGAAAAGTACGACAACGTTAACTAGTGCTTTTACAACAACTAATGGATCAACAACTGTTACGATTACGTTTGCAGGCGCTCATGGCATTACTGCTGGGGACATCATTAATTGTGATAGCTTTAGCTCTATTACCAATTCTAATTTTGATTCTGATGATTTTAATGATGTTGTTTTTATGGTTACCTCAATACCCACATCAACGACACTTACCATCACAATGGGATCAGCAGAAGCAGGATCTGGCGCAACAACATCTGGTGGAATAAGAGTTAA